TCGTAGCCGCCCCGCTAAGACCTGTGAAGGTTTCCTGAAACGCTGTCCCCGCTTCATTCCATACCTGTACATCGTAGTTTCCCACCGCTCCGGTGAACTGGAACTGGTCGCTGTTGCTTGTCCCTGCGTTGTCGGTTTTGACAACTATGCGGAAGTCGGTATTGTTAGCGCCCTGCCTGATGTTCGTCACGAACTCGCCTGTACCTAACGTGATATAGCTATTCGTGCCAAAACTCCCTGATATTGTCGCTGAGCTTACTGCTATGCTTGTATGGCCTGCCTGTAGATTGCTAGTCACCGTGAACGTCTGCGTGTTGCCGGTTGTCCTGTCAATCATCGCGATAGTATCGCCTGCCTGCACTAAGCCGTCAACTGTTGCGGTGTCAATGCCTATCGTTGTTACCTCATCGCCATCGCTATAGCTGCTGTCACCCGTTGTGCTGACGATGTGCCCGCCATCATCGAATGAGCTGCCTATTGGGTTGTTGGCGCTAGTGCCGGGGACAACCTGCGGGCCTTCTCCAGGTGCAGCCCCACCGCCACCCGGACCCGGCGTCAATGGCTCATCAACAGTTGTGTAACTGCTAGTACTATCGCTATAACCTATGCTTGTGAACTGCCCACGCCAAGTCTCCTGCTTGCTGTTGTACACTGTCTGCATGCCGACAAACTGCTCTGCTGTTGTCAGCTTCAAGACGCTGCCGTAGTGAATCGCTGTATTGCAGTAGATTGTCCCGTCAAGGATTTTGATAGGGAAGCGCCGCTGGTTGAGCAATTCAATAGCTAATAAGCGCTGAATGAATGTGCCGCTGCCCGTCAGCCCTTTTGTCCATACCCCTGTTGGCTCCTGCTCTCCTGATACCTCAATGCTTATACCTTTGCTGCCTAGAAATGCAACACCATCACCGATTAGTACCTCTTTTTCTAACACCGCTGAAGCATCGCTATTGTCAGGGTTCTGAGTGATCGAACGGTTAACCTGTGACGGGAAGGTTCCATCCGCATTCATAACCTGTAGTATCACATTATTGAACGTGAACTCTTCAGACGTAGGGTAATCTGCAACGCTGAATGAACTGCCATCTGGCCTTAACGAAATAACATAATCAATGTCAAACGTAAAAGAGGCTATTGTTGCTACATCGTCAGGTATTGCCGGAGTTGAGAAGTTGATTTCCTGACTTACAAACTGCGGCAGAGATTGCAATGGATTGAGAATAGGGTATTGACCGCCCTCCCAATCAGCAGTCGCATATCCTGATAGCCCACCGATTAGGGTATATGTCCTGCCTAGCGAATAATTTGTGCCGCCGTCTGTGAACCCTATCTTAATCGCTATAACAGACACAACGGGTTCGTGCAGTGCAACCAAATCAGGTAGCGGCAATGTAGGCGAACCAAATAGCGCTCTAGTGCGAAGTGTGCCCGCAATTCTGAACTTCTTGCCCTTTGAAGGCAGCACTATTGTTTCTGTAGGTGTTGAGTCGTCCCAATTTCTGCCCTTTAGATAGTTCCTGTCGTCCTGATGATTGAAGTCTATCTGCACTTTTCTAATAGAAGGCAGGTAGCTCAATATCCCTTCGCTTGCTGTAGTGAAGGCGTCAGCGCTTTCGTCTACTTCTAGGGAAACAGACGTATTAGTGCCGGGCTTTGTGCCATCCTTGTAATACCTGTGCTGATAGATGCTGCCCGTCTCCCTGTATTCGTTCCACTGCTCGAAATGCCATGCGCCATCAGCCAGGTAGATACGTGCCCCCCAAATCGCACAGATGTTCTTAAGCACATCGTAAGTGCTTGTATATACCTCATTGCCGTTATCGTCATAGTCTATGAATGCGAGATGGTCCACAAAAGTCCTGTCCATCTCATTGACCGTTAACGCTGCTGTAGCGTCTTGGTCTTCATACCACCGCACGATAGACAAAAGGTAGTCATCTGTTGCGCCCCAAAAATCTTGCAATCCTGTTTTGTCTAGGATGTTGAACAGGTGTTCTTTGAACGTCACTCTGCCCGTATAAGGGTCGCCGTCATCGTTATAGTCGATAGCCTTAAGCCTGTTCAGCCCGTCCTTTGCGTTAATCCGTACATTAGCAAGTGTATCAGCCCATCTGTCATCCTCATACCTTACCTGATCTGCAAGGATATAGCCGCACCAAAACAAGTTATTGCTGCTGTCAAGTATGCGCAAAGTGAAGCGCTCATCAGGAGCAGAAAGCAGGTCAGAGATAAAGTCGTCTATCTCTGTTTTTGTTGTTGGCGTACGCATTATTGCGAAGTCAACAGCGCTATCTATTATCTCAGCATCAGGGCGTTCTTCGTTCAGGTTGTACTTTAGGTTAAACCCATCGCCGAAGAGGCTCACATCAACCTTAGTACCAACAAAGTCTGAATCATGCACCTGCACAGTGTACGTTGTACCCTTAACTCCTGCGCTCGTGCCTTCAAACCTTACTGCCATTACCGTCCTAGTGTTTTGCTTGCGCGGTTGTACGAAAGAACAATATCTTCGCCCCTGATGACTGTATCTGCTACCATTTGCCCGCCGCCCATATCGAGCATACTGTTAAGCCGGTTCAGCGGGATAACAGCCTCCCCGGAGCTAAGGCGTGCAAGGTAGGTGTCGTTCGGGTAGCCGGAGGGGACAATGCCGCCCTGTGCAAGGCCGGGGATAAGAGCACCAAGTCCACCGCCGCCAAGTATCGTTTTGAATGCATTGCCAAAACCCCCTGCGCTGCCAGGGAAGATAACAGTGAACAATGCAGCTAATATGGCAGCACTTGCAATTGCTGAAGCAAGCTGAATAAGAATTTGCTTGACAACATCCTTGAGTATATTAAGGAAGTTGCCAAACGCATTTTTGCCCCCTTCGACAATCGTAGTAAACAAGCCCTCAAAAGACTGTGTAAGCCCTTGCTGTATTCCTTTCGCTAGCGATGCTATTTGTTCAGATAAGACAGGGAATCGCTCTGAAAAAGCAGCCTGTGCATTTGCTGCCCCTTGTTGTATTGCTGCAAAGCCCTCAGCAACCCCTTGCAAGCTATTTTTTAATCCCTGAGCAAAAACAGAAGCATCCAACAAAGGCTTAAACTGCTCATCGTCACTACTGATTGCATCCTGTAGCTCAGCATTAATATCTTTATTGATACCCCTTAGTACGCCCCTAAACCGGATTGATGCTTTTAGCGCTGCAGCATAAGTCTGCTCAAGTAATTGAACTTCACCTGCCGGGCCTGTTGGAGTTGTATCAGTCGTTGTCGTCTCAACATTAGCAGTAACATTTTGAGTGCCTATGTCTGCTAAGCGCTGCTGTATCTCTGTAAGGCTTTCAATTTGCTTTGCATACCTTGCAATCTCTGCTTCTGCTTCCCGGTAAGCAACACTTACAATAGTAGCGCCATCCTTCAGGCTCCTTGATGTTCTCGCTCCGCTAGCCTGCGCATCATTAAGGCGCTGGAAGGCTTCAAATTGCTTTTCTCTTACCTCTAGCAGCTCTGTTTCTACCTCTTGCAGTTTTGCCTCTGCTGCCCTTGCGCGTGCGGTTTGTAGTATTGAATCGCGCAGCTTGTTACGTGCTGAGCGCAAGTCATCAACCTTTACTTTCTCGGCATCAAGGTTGCCAAAGTATTTAGGGTAGTCGCTCTGTAGCTGCTTGATAAGACCAAGGCGCTCTCCGCGCGTTATGTTGCCTTGGTTTATTTTCTTGATTACAGCATCAACTTTTGAAATCTCCTGATCTGCCTGCTGTGCTGCTTTTCGGTTGACAAATTCTAACGAGCGCTGAGCGTTGGTAACTTGGTCAATAGCATTTTTATACTGCACAAATTTTGCAACAACAAGCCCGATGGCAGCTACTGCCAATCCTATGATTGTCGCTTTTTGCGCTGCTGACAGCGCCCTGAACGCGCTTGCAAGCCCTTTTGTAGAAGCACTAGCGGCTTTTGTTGCTGTTGCGTTTGTTGCTGTAGCTGCTGTTAGCACCTGTATTCTCCCTACTAATGTTGCAGCGCCTTTTGCTACACTTGCAAAGACATCGAACACACCTTTGTAGATAGACAATATCCGGGAGCCAACAAGCACAACAGGCCCGGCAGCAGCAGCAAAAGCGACTAACCGCGAGATGCTACGCTTTGTCCCATCATCAAGGTCTTTGAATACCCTTACTGCATCATTAATAGACTTTGTTAGCCTGTCAACGATGCTTTGAACACCCACAACTCTGTCAATCTCTTGCCCGACATCAGCAAGTGCTTTGCGAACAGAGATGCCAAAGTTTTCAAAGGTGTTTGCTAAGCCGCTCTCAACGCGCTCAAGGCTTGCTAACTGCTTAACAAGGATATCGAAAAACTCCTCTCCGTTTTTACCTGCTTTTCTGATATCCTCAGCAGTTTTGCCACCGAATGCCTGTTGTAATTGCTCACCAAGTACAGGCGCATTCTCTAAGAGGATGTTAATATCCTCCTGCAATACCCTATTCTTTGCCTGTATCTGATTAAGCTGCCTTACAACACCTTCAAACGCCTGAGCGCCGCCACCTGAAGCAGCAACAGCGTTTGCAACTTGTGTGATTGCCTCTTCTGCCCTGCCTGCATCAACACCAAGCCCCTGTAGCTGCAAAGATGCTGCCACCGCCTGATTAAAGCCGATGCCGGGAGCCTCAGCAATCTTTTGTAGCCGTGTTAATTGCCGTTGCGCCTCCTCTGTAGAGCCTGTAACAGCAATAAGCGCTTTCTCGAATTGCTCATACTCAGCAGCAGACTTTAACGCTCCGATGCCGACACCAACAATAGGCAGGGACACAGCCTGTGTTAGCGAAGTACCTACAGACTCCATGCTTTGAGCAGTACGCCTTAATTTCCGCGAAGCTCTATCAAGGCTCTTCTCGAAATTCCGAGTTATGACGCCTAACCTTACATTTAAGTCTGCTCTAGCCATTGCTGAATTTTTTGCGTGCTATCGCATCGTGCTTTGCGAAAATCTTTGCTCTTTCTTCTGCTGACAAAGGCCCTTTGCTGCCGCTTGTATTGATGCCTTCCCACACAGCGGGCAGTAGGTCCTGCGGCTTGACAGGCTTGCCCTTTTTGCTGTAAGGGTTAAGCATCCAGGAGCCTAGCAGGCTAATGCGCTGTAGCTCGCCCTTTTCTTGCTGCTCGTACTTCTTGCCCCATGCATCAATCCTGTTGAGGACCGCCCATACTTCATTATCCCAAAAGTCAGTCTCTGACATGCCTGCCATCCCGCAGGCGTAATAATGAAGCTGGCTAACATCTACTTCGCGCTCTTGGCTTTCTCCGCTTTGAGCGCTTTCGAGTTTTTTTCCTCATCCGCTGCCCATTTTTTAGCCAGCGACTCACCATATATTTCCAGTACCTCTGTGAGAAGGCCCGGCTTTTCGTCGAACAAGTCCATAACGTCATCAGCGCTAAGATTGAATTTCTTAGATTCTTTGCGGTGGCCCTCCTTTAGCCCGAAGTAGAACAAATCAGCGATCTGCTCGTAAGTCAGTTGTATAGGGTTGCCTTCACCGCCTGTAGCGCCGAGCATCTCGAAAGACTGCCCAATGGTGAGCTTATGCTTGATGCAAAAATGGTTGAGCGCCCGCATCGTAAAAGATACGGGCAGGCTCTTACCATCAACTTGGATTTCGTGTACCATGCAGATATTTTAGGTTGTCATTGTCACCGCACCTGTGATGGTGAAGCTCGCTGAGTAGGTTGCATTCTCTTCCACCGCCGCTGTCACTTCGTACTCTGTACAGAAGGCTGAGAAGGTGTAGATGTTGTCGCCTGCTACGCCTGTCTCAACAGTACAGCTTAGCTCTGTGCCGTCATCAAGCGCATCAAACAGCGTTCGAGGGGTTTCATAGTTGCTTGTGGTGCCGTCCTCATTGTACAGCGCCTCAACAGTCAGCGTGCCGGACTTCTGCCCTGGTTCGCTTTCTGCCCAGCCTGAGCCGGGGTTGTCTTTGTGGATAGTCTCCCGCAGCTCCCTGCTAAATGACAGGGTGCAGCTCGTCGCGTATGCAATTGGCGTACTGCCAATATACAGGCGAAGGTTAGTTCCGTTTATTACGCCAGTCGATGCCATAGCGATTTGATTTTATCCCACCATGTCACCTTCTTTGGTTTCATAGGGGCAGGTTCAAAAAATTCTTGTTCAAGTTCCACTTCCTGCACTTCAGGAGGTGGGTTGTCTTTTGAGTAGGAGGTGATGTTCTCCACCTGCTCAGTATCAGGTATAGCAATGCCCTTTTTTATGAGCGATTGCGCATATCTGTATGCTATATCAATGTGAGTGCCTGCTTTGTCAGTCCGTCCCTTTTCATCTGTCCAGTCTTTGATTAGCTTCACTCTCATCGCTTCATTCTTACTTGATAGCTTTGCTCGATTGCGAAAAAACCAAAGTCGTCAATGAAGTCATTATCAGATTGGTTCGCAAAGCTTATTTTGTCTACCGAAACACCCTGTACAGTGCCTTGGTAGTGGTCGAAAATTACCCTGCACCTTGCCGCTATATCCTGCGCATCGCTGTAGCTTGTCGAATAAATCACAAGCGACATATCAATCACATCAAGCGGTGAAGGCCCATCCTTGATGTTCGTAGGCAGTTGGCTCGTGTGCTGATAGACAATAGCCGGATAGCCGGTATCTTGCGGTATCTGCACAGGGAATATCCTGCTGCCGACAAGCCCGGTTATCGTTGCATCATTGCTCAATAAGTTATATGTCAGCTTGCCTAAGTTCAATCAAGGTTATTTTTTCGCGCTGCCTTGCGCTTCAAAGCATCAATTTCGCGCTTGATAAAGGCTTTCACTCTAGCCTCTTGGCTTTTTAAAGCAGGTGTCATTACTCTGTCTCGAAAAGCAATTGCACTGCCGTATATCATCTGAGCATAAAAAGCGTTAACGTTGCGCTCGTTCTTGCCGTAGCTTTTTGCCCGTGCGTTGCGTTGTATGCGTGGGCCTATAATAGCGCTGATTGCCCTTTTCAGCTTAAACACTCTTATAGATAACTGCAAGTTGCCAGGGTAATAAGCCACTCTGTCCTCCGTCCTGCTGCCTCGCTTCGCTCTAAGGCTTTTCACTATCTTACCGCTGCTGCTGTAGTGGTAATGCACTTTGTTTGAGCGTGGCGCTTTTGCCCTTGCTGCATATTGCACGAACTGCCCTGCCCTGCGGTTAATCCGTTGGCGCTCTTTTGCGTCTGAGATTTCGTCAAGTGCATCAGTTAGCCTTTTGGCTACTGACTCGACTTCCCGCATGTCAATTACCTGCGCCATCTCAGTAGCTCGTTATCGGTTCGTCAATCTCGCACTCTAAGCGCATGTACATCTGCTTTGCATCCGGCAGCACCGTTCTGATATTGAATTTCTCATTATTGTGAGTCATTCGCCATTCAGCGTTAATCTCGCTGTTGAACCGTATTGTCACTAAGCAGTTAATGCGCGATGTAATCCGGCTTGCTTCGCCGCTCTCATCTGAGCCTGATTCTTTGTACTCAATGTGCGCCCATGTTTCAGGCTGCGGTGTGTACGTCTTCTCCTTTTCGCCGTAGTCATTAGGGGTATAGGTAGGCTTCAGGAATTGCACCCGGTGCCGCATACGCCCTATGTTCTCTTTTTTGTTGTACATCAGAAACGGCTTACTCTGTAATGATCGAGCATCACCCTGCTCTGTGTCGGAAGATTGTACACGCTGTCCTCCCGGTTGTCGTACCATGCGCCAATCATCAGTAGTAATGCCTGTTTGATTGCTACAGGCACACTATCAGCATCCGCATAGCCTGCCCGGAATGTCACCACAACGCTTGCAGGTATATCCTGCGCTGACTGCCATGAGTAGCCGTAGACAGGTGATACGCTCGGCGGACGGCGATAGGTGTCAACCTTGTAATTAGCAGCGTCCTCAGTTATGCTCGTGCCTCCCTCGTCAATGTACACAACGCTCGTAACGCTGATAAGCGGCGAGCGCCATAGCACTAACGACTGATAAGGGTTAAGGCGCGTTGTTGCCGGGAAGCCATCAAAAGCCTGCTCGTAAGTTGTATCAATCAGCGCCAAATTCGTGTATTCCTCTGCCTGTTGCCGGGCAGCGGCAATCAGCGCTGTGATATAATCGTCATCAGCAGAATAATCTACTTTGAGGTGCGCCTTTGCTTCCGCTAGGCTTATAGGCTCCTCAGCAGGTGCTGACGTAACTTTGAGCATTTACTTTCGTGGTTTGCGCCCGCGCTTCTTGCGCTCAGGCTTCGGTTGTTCAGGCTTCGGTTCTGCCTTTTGAGGCTCTGCTTTCTGCTCGGTATCTGCTGCTTTTGGTACTTCAGGCTTAGGAGTTGCAATTGTTGCAGTCCTGCGCTCTGCCGCCTTCCGGCTAACAGTAGTTTTTGCAGTGCCGACAATCTCAGCAAGCCCTTTGCGCTGTAGCTCAGCAGCTTTTTCGTCTGTTACGGTTTGAAGAGAACCCGCAGGGAAGGTATAATCCCTCCCTGCAAGGCCCTGAAATACTCTAACTTCCTTCATTAGGTTGCAGCGTTTTGCAGCACCTTGATCGCGTTGGCTTGGATCAGCTCACCGTCCATCCGGCGGTAAGAAATAAATCCAATCTTCAGCTCGTCCATGTAGCGTTCCTGCATACGGACAAAAACCGGGTCGCCAGCCAAGCGGATAACGTACTTTGAGAAGTCACCGAAGGCGACAGGCTTGTTCGATGCTCCGAGGTCCGCCATGTCGTTGTTCACGCTGTAGGCATACCCCTCAAGGGTGTCAGGCTCGCCATCACGCATCGAAGGCACCCACAATGGGCGGTCATCAGCAGAACCGAAGCTCAGCTTCTTGATGGCTGCAAGCGTGGTGTCATTGAACATCCAAATGCCATTCGGGCGGTAAGCGCGGTCTACGCTGTGCAGCAGGTCGACAAGCTCAGCGCGGGTGATTGCATCAACAGCAGTAGCAGTTTTGCCAACAGTAGCAGCAGTCACAAAGCCGTTAGGCTGTGCAGTGCCTGTGCCTGTCGTGGCGTGCTGGTTGATGATACGCCCAAGGCGCTCAGCAAAGCTGTCGATGATGAAGTTCTCCAGGTCGAATGCCGTGTCCTGCGCAAGCTGCACAGATACCTTCACAATACCGGAGGTATAGGTGTAAGCATCAAGCACCTTGTTCGCAAAGGTCATATCCTGAACAGTTGCAGCACCTGCTGTTTCTGTAAGGATAGAGCCGATTGCTGAGGTGTCATCAACTGTTGGCCAGTCTACCTGGTTACCTGTAGCGGTATTGAACAGGCGTGCGACATTCAGCATCTCCCCAAAATACTTCATGCGGATTTCAAGCTCATCGCTGAAGCCCTGCGGGATAGTGTAGCCACCCTGCGCATCGGCAGTAGTCTGCGGGTCAGTGCCCCGCTTCTCCATAAGGATCTGCTGCTCGCTTGCATTGAGGGATGTAGCGCCCCAACGGAGGTACTTGCTGAAAATGCTGCGGTATTGCTTGTCCTTGTCTTCAGGGCTAAGCTGCTTGGTAGCCTGTTCTGCTTCGCCACGCTGCGCACGCTGTTCGATCTGCTCTTTTTGCAGTTCTTCAACACGCTGCTGGCGGTCAAGCTTCCGGGTAAGCGCCTGATAGTCCTCATCGAACTTCATAAAGCGGGCGTCCTCCTCTTTGTTGAGGTCCCGGCTCTGCTTCTCTGCGCTGTTGACAATATCGCGCATCTGTTCCTTGATCCATGCACGGCCCTCACGCAGTTCCTGTGCGCTCGCCTGGCCATTGAGCAATTGCTCGGTAGTTTTCATAGCTTTGATTTTTGCTATTCAAAAAATAGGTTTATTCGTCACCTTCCGGCAACTCGATAATACGCAGCTTCCGCCCTGCCAGGCTGGCCCGCGTTTTTTCTTTCTGTTCTTCTGTTTGCGCTGTGCGGTTTTCGATGCTCCTGGCGCTCGCCTCCGTCTGCGTGTAAGCGGGGAAGGTAACAGGCGAAATGTCGAACACTTCACCAATGCGCTTCAATGTGCGCACCGGGTACTCTCCTGATTCATCCCATTCATCCTCCATCAACGTGAAACCAAACGAGCTTTGCGTCACATCGCCCCGTTTCATCGGCTCGATAACCAAGTCCCGGACAAGCTGTGTATCAGGAGGGGTGATAGTGTAGCGAAGCCCCCGCTCATCAATTTCGAGCTGCAGGGTGTTGTTCGTAGTCCTGCCAAGCACAAAGTTAGGGTCATGGTTGAACAGCGCCCGGACATCAGAAATATCAGCATCAGCGAAAGCCTGCTTATCAATGCGCTCGACAAAGCTGCCCATCAGGAGTTCTGAGTCTGAATCGAAAACAGCAGCATAGCCCCTGATCTGAGGCTTTCCGGTTTTCATATCCATGCGCAGTTCTGCGTTGTATGTCCGGCGTTCGGTGCCTGTAGTCTGCTGCACTTTGTCAGCAGGTTTGAATCGGTATTCCACTTCGATAGTTTTTGCGCTGCGGAAGTCGCTTGCCATCTCCTTTGTAAGAGCAGTGAAGCGGTGTGCAACGATTAGTACAGGGTCGCGCTCTACGAATAGCCCGCTTTCTTCGTCAAGATCATAGACGCTGATTAGGGCAGCAGGGTCATCAGGCGTGCCGGTGACTTCAAAGCCGCTATCTGCGACAACAGTGCCATCAAGCTCAATCTGTGTTACCTGCCCGTAAGCACGCCCGCCGGAGTTGTTCCAGCTGACGTAATCACCTACAGATAGCTCATCAGGCTCTGCACGCTTTTTCTTTTTCTTGCCCTTGTAGGCGTTCATCTCCATATCGTCCATATCATCCTCCGCGTCCTCCATATCAGGCTTTGCAAAGGTGATAGTGATGAAGTCGTCATCCTCTTGAATGCCGACGATATGTCTTGTTATTTTAAGATTATCCATAGCCCTTTCAGATTCAGGGAGGTTGTCAATTATTGTTTCTGTCCATCGTAGCATCGGGTCGCCGCCCCAGGCAGCATACATCACCGAGCCACATATTTCATTACCGTCAGCGTCCGTAAAACTGCCTTGGTCGTACACTTTTGAGCGGGATAAAAAGCTATAGGTTCGCTTTACGGTTTCAACGCTAATCACTTCCCTATTCGCTAATTGATTAGCCCGCATCCAGCCTACTGCCGTGCCGCAATCGCTGCCATTTTCGTCACGGTGCCGTAACGCCCGCCGTGCTTGCTCGCTTGCCGCCTTAGGGTAGTCATCATACGGCATCTTCATCGCTATTTTGTGCCGGTTGCTGCGGCTGGTCAATCGTTGTCATATTGAGCTGGATGAAGTGCTTATCGCCGCCCTCTACCGGGTTAAGCTTCTCTGTTTTGCGCACTTCGTTGATGCTCATCCATCCGTTCTGTATCGCTTTGTTGTAGTATTCAGCCCGTGCCTCAGTATCTGCACGCATGAAAGCGTCCATGTTCAGGCGAACCTTAAAGCGCCCGCGCTCATACTGGCTGAATACCTTGCGGTTGTACTCCTGCTCCCACCGCTTTACCCACGGGCGGATAGTGTACTTTGCAAATTCAAGGCTTAGTTGCTCGATGTTGTTGAACGTTGCCCTGTCTAGCGCTTGCAGCATATGCATAGGCACGCCGGTGATACGTGCAATGTCCTCTACGTTGAACTTCTGAGTAGGGATAAGCCCGGCATCTTGCGGCCCCATGTTCAAAGGCACAAATTCACTTCCCTGGTCGAGTATTGCTGTTTTGCCGCTGTTCTCTGCGCCGCCGTAGTTGGCATTCCAACCACGCTTTACCCTGTCAAAGCCCTCTTCATTAAGTTTTGTCGGGTATTTTATGTAGCCATTAAGGTGTGCGCCGTTCTTGAAGAAGTTAGCGCCGAAATCACGCGCTGCAAGCCCTGTGCCTAGATTGTCCTTGTGTACGTCAATTGTGTTAAGCCCTGCAATGCCGTTCATGCTGAAGCCGGGGATATGGATAATCTCCTCAGCCTTGAATGTTTGAACTTTGTTTTTGTGCCTGAAGGTGTAGTACATCAGCCCCTCATCGCTGACAAAAATATCAATGTGCCGGGCATCAAGGATAGTGAACTTGCGGGGCCTGCCGTCATCATCCCGGTGAATGCGTGCATAGGCGTTGCCGAACATGCAAGCGTGCACCATCATGGTATGCCGAAAGGTGAAGGAGGTGTAGAGTTGGCTTGGCTCTGCATCAATCAGGTAGGCGATAGGGTGCTGCCTGTTGATGTTGATATTGCCCTCATCGTCAATCTCCAACACTTCAAAAGGCAGCCCTGCAATAGACTCAGCAAGGATGGACACAGCACGCCAAAACGCTGTTACTGTGATGGCGTTCTCAGGGGATACATCAACTCCTGCTTTGCTCGCTTTGCCGAAAATCGCTGTTAGCCAGCTTGCAGGGTTGGACAGGCTAGTGCCCGGCCGTTCGGGGCTACTCCTGAAAATTCGAGGTATAGATATGCCTAATACTTTCGCCATACGTGCGAAAATTGCAGGTTTTTAGGCGTATTAGTACGGTACTTTGTTCCTTATTTTGTATTTTGCAATCGGAAATAGGCCACCGAGTGCCGAAGCTGCCTGATAAAGAGCTTAAGCCTGTGGAGCGCGATAAATCCGGAATGCCGGGCAGTGCTGTGAAGCAGGAAGAAAACTTCTTAAAAAAATGCTCGTTGACGTATTAGACTTTTTACCCCTTCGAGTGGTAGGTTATTTTAAGAGGGACTCGGAGCCGGTAACATCGCCGCTTTTCAGGTCGCGAAGTTCTTCGAGTGGTAGATTATTTTAGGAGGAACTCGGAGATAGTAAACCAGCCCAGCCCCAACCAGTAGGCCTTCAGTGGTAGATTATTTATCAATTAATCAGAGATGAAACAACCAGCCAATCTAGCCTACAAATTCAGGCTATACCCTAACGAAGAACAAAAGCAAATGTTAAACCAGATGATCGGCAATGCCCGGTTTGCCTGGAATATGATGCTTGCCCGTCAATTGAATCACTACAAAGAAACCTACCGGTTTAAAAGCAAAGGGGAATACCTTAAAGCAGGCGAAGCACTTAAAGAGCTGAACAGCATTAAAAGAGATGAAGAATATTCCTTCCTTAGAGTCTTGCCCTCACGGTGTTATGCTTACGTGCAGTTAAACCTAGACGCTGCTTGGAAAAAGTTTTTCAAAGAGAAAGCCAAAGGAGCTGGCAAACCGAAGTTTAAGCCGAACAGGGGATGGCAGTCTTTTCAAACAGATACAACCTTTACGCTTGATTATGACAACCGCCTTTTCGAGATACGAAAGCAGTACATACCGTTCAAAGCAAAGAAGAATGATAAGCTTTACGACGTACTGAATGCAGGCGGGTATGAAAAGACAATTACCGTCAGCCGCTCCCCTTCTCATAAATACTTTCTTAGTATCAGCCTTCACGACCCAAGAAAGGTGGACCTGCCTGCACCTGCTGAACAGCCGGAAGCACCTGTAGGGATTGACTGGGGCGTTAAAGACTTTGCTTGTACATCAGATGGTGAAGTCTTTGAAAAGAACACTGCCTATCTGAGGATGCAAAAGAAGCTTCATAGGCTACAGCGCAAAGCCTCCCGGCAATACCGAATGAATGCTAAACCTGGGCAGAAATGGAGGGAAATCAAAACATCGAATTGGACAAAAACACAGCAACAGATAGCAAAACTACATGAGCGCATTGCGAATATCAGGAAAGACTTTATCCATCAAATCACCAATGACCTGACTGAACGCTATGACCTTATCGCTATTGAAGATCTGAACGTAAAAGGCATGAGCAGTAGTGTGAAGCCTAAAAAGCGCGAAGACGGGAAAGGCTACAAGCAGAACGGCAAAAAGCGCAAGTCAGGACTGAACAAGAACATACTAAATCATTCGCCGCATGAGTTTAAACGGCAGTTGGAGTATAAGTCGAAATGGAAAGGCGGGCAGATGGTTAAAGTAGATAGGTTCTTTCCTAGCTCAAAAACCTGTAGCTGTTGCGGTTTTGTTAATAAGGAACTATCTTTGAAGGATAGGCAGTGGGACTGCCCTGAGTGTGGAACGCACCATCATCGGGATATTAACGCTGCTTTGAATATTAGAAACCAAGCCCTTGCGCGGTAGTTCAATTGGCAGAACACGAGACTAACGGT